AGAACGCCATTGCCTCTCCTGCTGCGGGTCTGATGGTGTTTGACACCACCTTGGCAAAGCTCTGTGTTTACACTGGCGCTGCTTGGCAGACCATCACCTCAGTCTAAGGGCCACCATGATTGAGCAAGCCCTCACCCGCTTGGGCAGTACCCCCGCAGACAAAGTAATGCACTGCCTGATGGGGGTGGTGCTGTTCGCTGTGGCCTTGCCGTTCATTGGCGCTACCTATGCGCTAGCCTTTGCTGTGATTGCAGGGTTTGTCAAAGAACTCTATGACGCACTGAACAAGGAAAATCACACCCCTGACATCTGGGATGCGCTGGTCACATCGGCTGGCGGCGCTCTAGGTTTTTTCTGCTCTTACTTTTGAAGGACTCAGCATGCTTTTACAACTGCTCAAATCAAAGACGGTGTGGTTTTCCATCATCCTTGCGGTCTTGTCTATTTTGCAGGGCTATGTCGGCCTACTCCCGCTTAGTCCAACCGACCAGATGCTGGTGGGCGTAGCCATCGCTGTCGCTGTCACATTGCTCCGTATCATCACCACTCAACCCATTAACCAAAAGTAAGGGATCATCATGACCACCACTTGGAAAATTAACCAGTGCGACCGTCTGACAGCAGACGATTTCATCACCACAGCCCACTGGACTGCGACAGCGACTGACGGTGACTACAGCGCCTCAATCTATTCGACTTGCTCATTCAGCAAACCCGAAGAAAATGTTGACCTGACACCTTACGATGAGGTTACAGAGCAGGACGTTCTTGGCTGGTGCTGGTCTGACGGTGTTGATAAAGATGCCACTGAAGCTGCTCTGGCTCAGAACATCGAATCGCAGAAGAACCCTGTGACCGCCGCTGGCGTGCCTTGGGGAAACGTATGATTGACCCTATCGTTTTTCAAAAATCGGCAATTTGATAAATGTCCCAAAGGTTGAAAAAATGACGCCAGAAGAAAGAGCTATCTTAATCGCTGAAATTGAGGCAGCGGTTCAGTCGGTCAAAAGTCACGAACTCAGTGAAGAAGAACTTCAGTGGGTTCGGCTGGCCATTTCTGCTGAAGCGCGGAAAATACGCTTCCGTGATGCAGTCATTGAGAAAAGTATCACCGGGCTTGTGTGGGCGGGAATTGTCGGTATTGGCTACATTCTTTTGGACTTTTTGAAAAACCACGGGTTGAAAGTGTCATGAAAGACTGGGCCGTTAGCTTTATTGCGGCGGCCCTCCTTTGCGGGATGGTGGTTTGGTGCGCCAAAGTGTTTGTTGAGGTGCTGCGATGATTGCCGAACTTGCCGCAGCGAACGCTGCCTTTGCTGTAATAAAAGGCGCTCTGGCTAACGGCAAAGAACTGTCTGCGCTCGGCTCACGGGTGTTCGACTACTTCGACAACAAGGCGATCATCCAAGAAAGAGCCACCAAGAAGGGCGGCGGCAGCGACATAGAAGAATTCATGGCGCTGGAGCAACTGAACGCGCAAGAAGTTGAACTGCGTGAACGGATGGTCTACGCTGGCAGACCCGGTATGTGGGAGGATTGGCAGAAGTTCCAAGCCGCCGCTGCCCGTAGACGCAGGGAAGCCAAGGAAGAAGCCGCCAGAGAAGCAAAGAGGCGGCAGAAGCAGCTTGAAGATATGGCTGAGTACATTGCCATTGGCGTGGGGGTTGTTATCCTGACTGCCCTGCTGGTGGGCGGCATTGTTCTTTACATGAAGCATTTGCGATGAGCGAAAAACCTGAGTCCATCATTGACAAGGTGCTGACCTATGTGGACTCGCCGTTCAAGCTGTTTGCCATCCTCATCATGGGTGTGGTGGCCTTTGCCGGGTACTTTCTGTGGCAGAACCAGACCTTCATGTTTGACGCTTACAAGGAATCAAAGAAGCTACCAGAGATCAACACAACACGCGCCGATGATGCCAGTTCCATGCTGCTCAAAAAGACAGGTGCAACCGTGGTGGCTGTGTTCAAGGTCAACCCTTTGTTCAACAGCCGGGTGCTATACAAAGCCTACACCAAGGACGGGCGCGACAAGACGATTGAAGACATTGATGTGGGGCTGTTCAGTCAGAACTCTGCCAACAACGCAGATGTGGTCAAGCTGATGACCAACGAAATCCCTTGTGGCGACTACCGCTACGCTCAGTCTGAAGTGGGCTTGTGGTACTTGGAAAAGGGCGTGACGTTCACCTGCCGGGTCAGCGTACCACCAGACAGCCACCGATTTGTTGGACAGGTCACGGTCGGATGGGCAGAGCCACCGCAAGACATTCAACAGGTAAAATTCATGCTGGAGATCGCCAGCGCCATGCTAACCAAAAGGGGTAATTGATGCTTTCACTATTCTCAACTCTTGGGGGTCTGCTGATCTCCGGCCTGCCAAAGCTGCTGGAGTACTTCCAGAACAAGGCCGATCAAAAGCACGAACTGGCACTGGCGCAGATGCAGACCGAACGCGAGCTGCAAATGGCTGCCGCTGGTTTTGCTGCGCAGGCCAAGATCGAGGAAATCCGCACCGAGCAGGTCGCCATGCAGACCCAAGCGCAGATGGCCGAGGCCGAAGCGGAGATGGTCAAGGGCGCACAAGATCACGACAAGGCCGTGCTTGCCAAGGCATCCACATGGGTGGCTAACTACGTGGGCACTGTGCGCCCCACGGTGACATACATCTTTGTGTTTGAGCTGTGCGCCATCAACGCTTTCATGGCGGTCTACTTGTGGAACCATCCTAACCTGATCACCAGCATTGACGATGTTGTGAAGTATGCCGACCTGCTGTTCAGCGCCGATGAGATGGCGATGCTTGGTGGTATACTAGGGTTTTGGTTTGGATCAAGAACTTGGAGCAAGAAATGACCATCGGTGTATACGCTGTTCACAACAAAATTAACGGGCGTGCCTACATTGGCAGCTCAAAACATGTTGAGTTGCGACTGATACACCACAAGAGTTACATCAACACAGGTTTGTTTCTGCACTATCAGGGATACGCTGAAGACGCTAAAAAATATGGCGTGGATGCGTTTGAATTTAAACTGTTGGCCGCAACGCCCACAATTGCTGAGGCTAGGGATATGGAGCAGGCGTTTTTGGGCATTTTTTTGGGGGACTTGTACAACAAGGCCCCAAGTGCAAATGGTGCAAGTGGCACCAAGCGCCAAAGCAAGCCCTACAAAGAAGGCGCAGCCAAGAGAAATTCTGACCCAGAATATCGCGGTAAGTTGAGCGCGGCATGCAAAGGAAAACGTGAGGTTGTGCAGTGCCCACACTGCGGCCTACAGGGCGGCGGAGGCAATATGCGCAGGTATCACTTTAACAAATGCGGGAAAAAGCCGTGAAAACTTCTGAAGCTGGGTTGCACTTGATGCACAAATTTGAAGGCTTTCGCAACCGCCCATATTTGTGCCCGGCGCACATTTGGACTTGTGGATGGGGAACCGTCCTGTACCAAGAGCAGATCAGGCTCCCCGTGGTGCGCGTTGAAGGCAAGGACGTTCCCATGATTCGCAAAGAGATGCCGCTGAAACCGGAGGACAACCGTGTCTGGTCCAAAGAAGAACTGGTTGAAATGTTCAAAAATGACCTTGCGTCTTTTGAACGTGCTGTTTTACGACTTGTTCCCGGCTGTGCTGGGCATCAAGGCCGCTTTGACGCTTTGGTATGTCTGGCCTATAACATAGGCAGCGGCAACCTCCAGCGCAGCACCATCCGCATGAAGGCCAACCGGGGTGATTGGGAAGGCGCTGCCGAGGCGTTCTTAGCTTGGACCAAGGGCGGCGGGAAAGTCCTGCCGGGTCTGGTGCGCCGCCGCAAGGCAGAGATCGCCCTATTTTTATCCTGACTGGGTACAATCGGGGTTAGCGAGGAAATTACCATGGCCGTTATCCCAATCAAGTCTTTTGGAGGCATTGCGCCCAAAGTGCCCCCGCGTTTTCTACCTGACACTGCTGCTCAGGTAGCGAGCAACTGCATCGTGTTTAATGGTTCTCTGCAGCCCCTTGCAGGCCTTGGCTCTACGGTTGCTACGCTGACCAAGACGGGTACGCCCCTGACCATATACCGTTTCGGTCAAGACATTATTTCAGACTCACAGTACTGGTTCCACTGGACCACTGACGTCGATGTGTGCCGTAGCCAAATCCCCGGTAATACCTCGGAGTGGACGTTCTACACAGACGGCACGCTGCCCAAGGCTACGTACTCCGCACTCGCGCTATCAGGCTCTGACTACCCCACGGTGTCTCGTCCACTGGGCGTTCCAGCGCCAACAAACACACTAATTTTGACGCTTGGCGGCACCCCGGTTGACGCTACAGCCATACCCGAAACTAGGGTTTATACCTACACTCTGGTAAACAAAGAGTCTGGCTTTGACTTTGAGTCAGGCCCAGCGCCAGCGTCCGCAAACATTGACGTGAAGGTCGGCGAAACCGTTGCCGTATCCAACTTCAGCGCAATTCCTTCTGGCTACACAGCCACCCACAGACGCATCTACCGCTCGGTGTCGGGCACGTACCTGTTCGTTGCGGAGATTGCTGTAGCTACCAGCAGTTATACCGACTCTGTGTTGGCCGAAAGCCTTGGTGAAGAGCTGCCGTCTTTGACATGGCTACCACCTCCCGATACGTTGCGCGGTCTAATCAACTTGCCCAATGGCATCATGGCGGGTTTCGTGGGCCGGGACATCTACTTCTGTGACCCCTACCACCCACACGCTTGGCCTATTGCGTACAACCAGACCATTGACTTCCCTG